CTTCTCCTGCTTGTGTTTTATGGTTCGCTGTTGATTACAATAATAATCTATGGATTTATAGAGAACTGTATACTAAAAAAGTTACGGCAGATAATTTTGCAAAACAAGTGAGAATGTTAGAGAATGATGAGTATATTCATTATGGAGTATTAGACTCTAGCACATGGGCAAAGAGAGGTGATGTAGGCCCTAGTATTGCAGAAACGATGATACAGAATGGCTGTAGATGGAGGCCATCAGATAGATCACCCAAAAGTAGAATTAATGGTAAACTTGAAGTACATAAAAGATTACGAGTTGTAAATGAAGAACCAGGTATTAGAATATTTAAAACTTGTAAAAATTTAATTAGAACTTTAGGTATGCTACCAACGGATGATAGAAATCCCGAAGATGTAGATACTAATGCTGAAGATCATGCTTACGATGCATTACGTTATGGGTGTATGAGTAGACCCACACATCCTAAATATGCAGAAAGATTTAGATCACTTATTTCTCAAAATGATTTTCATGCAGCAGATAATAAATTTGGATATTAATATGAATAGAATTACAAGAAAATTATTATCATATATTATTTCTACAAATAAACATTCAAAAGAAATGATATTATCAAAATTACTTAAAAGGGAAGTTAATATAGGTGCGACTGGTACACAAGGATATAGAATTAAAAAAGGCCCTAATAAAGGAAAGGTATTAGATGCCTCTAAATAAGAAAGGTAAAAAAATTAAAAAATCTATGGTAAAACAATACGGTAAGAAAAAAGGTGAAGCCGTATTTTATGCTATGGAAAATTCTGGTAAATTAAAAGGTGTTAAAAAGAAAACTTCCAGAAATAAATAAAAAAAAATTTCCATATAATCTAGTTTTAGCATATTGGGAAGATATTGTTGGATCATGTGAATGGTCTGATATACCAGATATAAAAAAAGCAAAGACAGCTGTATGTTGTAGTTTTGGTTGGTTAGTAGAACAAAATCCTAAAACTACAGTTATAATGGCAGATTTTATATTTGAAGATAGTGGAGTAATAAAACAAGGTGGTGGACATACAGTAATACCTACCAAGAATATAATTAAAATTAAAAAAATAAAAATATAACGGGAGAGAGCAATGGAAACAAAATTTGATCCAAAAGCTAAAGTTAAACAAGGACAATTTAGTGATGCACCTGATGGGAAAAACCCAAACAGGGAACATACTAATATTGACTTTTCTCAACATGCGCCTAGAAAATATCAAGAGTTTGAATATGATGTTAGAGTTCCAACTAAATCTGGATCTGAGCATGTAGAAGATTCATTGTTTAAAATGGCTGACGAAAAAGACTATTAATGAGTCTTGGGCCTAAAAGTAATTTTATACCTGTAGTTTATGCAGGAACTAAAAAAAAGAAAAAAAAGAAAACCCAGAGGAGAAAACATGGACATAAAAAAAAGATATATGGAAGGCGAACTAGCACCTGATGCACCTAAGAAACCAAATGAACCTATGGAGTTCAGTGGTGGATACAGTGGGCCTAAATTAGGGCCAGATGTAGAAGGTAAAGCTAAGAAAGCTAATAACAAAGTAGATCCAGCAATCTTTAGAATGGCTGAAGAAAGAGACTATTAATGACTGACTTTACAGCACCCCCTAAGAAAAAAGCAGAAGATAATATAAATTATGGAGATAATAAAACTTTAAAATTAGTTGATAATTTTGCTGGTTTATTAGATCGAAAAATGAACATGGGTGGAAATGTAGATATAGATGATCTTAAACTTTTATCTGATGAATATATGAAACTTAAAGAAAAAGGAGTTGATGTATCGGGATTAGATAATAAGATTAATAGTATTAAAAAAAATTATAAGATTAATCAAAAGCTAAGAGAAAGAGGTAAAGATCCACTTGCAGAAAGATTAGGTAAAGAAAAATCAATATAAAATATGGATGAAGATAAAGAAAAAAATGGTGGATATGAAGCCGAAGGTAATGCTTTAGTAGGACTAATTCGAGAAAGATTTTATCAATCTGAAACATCTAAGGTATATGATGAGAAAAGATGGTTAAAGGCTTATAGAAACTATAGAGGTTTATATGGCCCAGAAACTGCATTTAGAGAAAATGAAAAATCTAGAGTATTTGTAAAAATTACAAAGACTAAAGTTCTTGCTTCATTTGGGCAAATTATTGAAGTATTGTTTTCACAAGGTAAGTTTCCATTAGGTGTATCACCTACATCTGTACCAGAAGAGATTGCAGAAAGAGCTCATCTAGATTCAAAGAATCCACAACAACCTCAAGAAGAGATGGAAAGTCCATATGGCTTTCCTGGTGATGGGGGAGCTATACCTCCTGGTGCTACAGTAAATGAATTAATGAAAAATTTAAATCAAGAATATGACAGTCTTGGTTTTAAAGATGGCCCATCGTACACAGGTTCTCCACAGATAGAACCAGCTAGAATGGCTGCAGAAAAAATGCAGAAACTAATACATGATCAGCTTGAAGAAAGTAGAGCTATTACAATTATGCGTCATGTATTTTTTGAAATGGCATTAATGGGCACAGGAATTTTAAAAGGGCCTTTTACAGACACAAAAGAATATCATGCATTTTCTACAGCAGAAGATGATGAAGGTAATATTGAAAGAGTTCATGCAACAAAAATAAAATCTATTCCAAGTATAGAAGCTGTATCATGTTGGGATTTTTATCCAGATCCAAATGCTACAACTATACATGATTGTGATTATGTAATTCAAAGACATTCATATAACAAAGCACAGTTTGAAGATTTAGCAAGCAAACCAATGTTTGATAGAGATGCTGTTATGGAATGTTTACAAATGGGGCCTAATTATCAAACAAGAGGATTTGAATCTTCTTTGTATGATAGAGAAAATATACAAACAATTTATAAAAATAGATTTGAAGTTTTAGAATATTGGGGCATAATAGATAGAAAAACTGCAGATGAATGTGGTTTAATGTACCAAGGTGATTCAGATAATATACACGTTAATGTTTGGATCTGTGGTAATAAAGTTTTAAGAATGGTTGAAAATCCATTTACACCAACTAGAATACCATACTTAGTATGTCCATATGAATTAAATCCATATCAATTTTTTGGTATTGGTATTCCAGAAAACATGGAAGACTCTCAGATGGTTATGAATGGTCATGCAAGAATGGCTATTGATAACTTAGCACTTGCAGGTAATTTAGTATTTGATGTTGATGAAACAATGTTAGTACCTGGTCAAGATATGAAAGTATTTCCTGGTAAAATATTTAGAAGACAAAGTGGTCAAACAGGACAAGCAGTACATGGATTAAAATTTCCTAATACTGCATTTGAAAATTTACAAATGTTTGACAAGTTTAGACAGTTAGCTGATGAAGCAACTGGTATACCTTCATACTCTCATGGAGCAACAGGTGTACAATCTACAACTAGAACAGCATCAGGTATGTCAATGCTTATGGGTGCTGCAGCATTAAGTATTAAAACAGTAATTAAAAATATTGACGACTATTTACTAAAGCCCCTAGGACAATCATTATTTTATTGGAACATGCAATTTAATGATGATGCTCCGCATATTATAGGTGATCTAGAGATTAAAGCTCAAGGCACTTCTTCTTTGATGCAGAAAGAAGTAAGATCTCAAAGACTAATGACATTTATGCAAACAGCAGCTAATCCTGCACTTGCACCTTTTGTTAGATGGCATACATGTTTAACTGAAATAGCTAAGTCTTTAGATATTGATCCAGATCAATTAATTAATGATCCAGAGAAAGCTGCGATCTATGCACAAATAATGGGAATGGCAAATGGAAATCAAAACAATACGACCCCTACTAGAGAACAAAGTCCTATGGGCCCAAGTGGAGAAGTACCTACAGGAGCTTCGCCAACAGATCCAACAGGAGCTGGAGGTGGCAACATCGGAACAGGCAATGTACCGATGCCAGGGGAAGCTGGCTTTACTTCGCCAAATATTAAACCTCCAAGAGGCGAACAAACACAGTAAATATGGCAAAGACATTTAATCCAAACAGAATAGGTGGTGGAACAGTCTCTATAGTTAGAGCTGCAGATGGCACTTATAGTTTAAAAGAAGAGGGATTTGATGCAATAACTTCTTTGAATATGATTGATCTTGGTGAAGTAGCTAAAGTTGAAGCACCAGTAACATTACCTGTACAACCAGATGATGGTACAGAAGAATTAAAAAATCAAACTAAAGCAGCATTTATGCTACCTAAAAAAGATGATGGTAGAGATGATCCATTAACTTTTGAAAAAACACTTGATCGTGCTAAAAAACTTAGTACTAGTCTACAAGATGTTGAAACAATACCTGATAGAGGTATGGGTCAAATAGGAGCAAGGACAGAAATTAAAAGTCCAACTGAAACAGTTTTTGGAAAATCTACTGTAGAAGATGAACAAAGAGAAAGGCAAAAATTTTTACCTGAAACAAAAGTTGAATCACCATCTGTAAAATTATCAGTTCAAGAAAAAGAAAGAAGAAAACCTAAATTTTTAGGAAATGTATTAGATACTTTAAAAGGGCCAAAATTTAAAACAGATCAAACTAAATTTACTGGTGCATCAGAAAGAGCAGCATTAGGTTTTCCTGGTGATAAATCAGAAGTTGCACAAGCTGGGTCTACTAGATTTTTACCAAGTGGTATTGATACAAGATCAGATCAAGGATTACAAGAGGTGCCAGCTAATACATTAGGTATTACAGCAAATGTACCAGATCAAGATTTAGAAGCAGATGCTGGTAATGTTATTAGGGAAGATATACAACCAGCTGCTAGAAAAACTTTTACACAATCAGTTAATACAGCACTTAAAGGAGTTAGTACTATTTTAAAAAGTATGCCAGGTGTAATATTAATGACAAGTCTAGGAAAACAAAATAATGAATCAGCAGGAGCAATAGCTCTTAATAGAAGTAAATTTAATATAGTTACTTCCCCAGGAGCAATGCAAGGTAGAATAGTTGGTAATGATGGTAGTTATGATCCATCTAATAATTTATTTCATGGAATGAATAGAGATTCTGCATTTGGTAATTTAGTAAATGCTGGACAAAAAAGAATTGATAGAATTGAAAAAACTTTAGCTACAAAAAATCTTAAAGCATCAACTAGAAAAACTTTAGAAGATAGAAGAGATAATTTTAAAAATGAATTACAACAACATAAACAAGATTTAAAAGAAGCACCAGTAACAGGCACAACTAAGCCAGGACAAGGTGGTGGTAGTGAAGCTAAAGGAAGTTCTAAAATAGTTTGCACTATGATGAATGAATCCTATGGCTTTGGATCTTTTAGAAATAAAATATGGTTAAGGCACTCTAAAAATTTAGCACCAGAATATCAAAGAGGATATCATAGATTATTTTTACCATTAGTTAAAAAGGCAAAAACAAATAAAATTCTTAAAAAAATATTAGAACATATTGCTGTTCATAGAACTATAGATATTAGACAGCAAGAAAGAAATAAAATACATTTAATAGGTAGAGTATATAGAACTATATTAGAACCTATTTGTTACTGGGCAGGTAAAAAATAATGGCTATAGTAGATATGAAAGGAACTGTTAGTAAAGATCAACCAAGTATGACAGGCATGGTTAATGAATCGCCTAAAAAAATTGATGCTCCTAACCTATCTGGTATGAATACATTATTTAAAAGAAAACAACCTGTAGATGCACCTGTAAAAGCAGATGCACCAATGGTATCAAAAGATTTAGTAAGTAAAGTAAATAACTTACCAGATGAAGATAAAGCTGTATTAAGTACAGTTCTATCTCCATCTGTTAGTAATGTTCTTGTAAAATTAGCACCAGAGTTAGCTCCTATTGTAGAAGCTGCAGGTGTTAAAGAAGAGAATGTTATTATCCCTGTATCTATGTTTACTAATTTTGCTGTAAAAAGATATAGCGGAGATCAGACACAAGCAGTACAAAATTTAGTTGCTGATATGTCTGGTCAAATGATGGATCAACAATCTGTGCCACCTGATATGCAAATGGCAGAACAAGCAGAATCTGGTATGGAACAACAGTTCAATACTATAGATACTGGAGAAGAAGTCGTTTAATATCAGCCCACAAACAATTATGGAATCGAGCTACCCTTATCCATAAGGCACTCAACCTACAGGTAAAAATAATGGAAGAAGAAAAGAAAAATTCTCAAGAAGTTAAACCAATTTTACAAAAAGCAAATCCTTACAAAAAAGATTACGGAGATCAAGATCCAGAAGTAGAGGCATTTGCAAAAGGTGAACTTGCAAAATTTCATAGAGAACAAGCAGAAGCAGCAACCGAACAGAAGGACACCGATGCATCTGAAGAGACTGCAGACAAATCAGAACAACAGGCTACTCCTATCGCTGAACGCCCTGCAAAAGCTGAAGATCGTGTTTTTAAAAAGCGTTATGACGATTTGAAAAAACACTATGATTCTACAATTAATAAACACAAGGAAGAACTTCAATCTTTGCGTACACAATTAGAGTCAAGTTCAAAACAATTTGTGCCACCTAAATCTACAGAAGAATTAGCGGCATGGAGAAAAGAGTACCCAGATGTTTATGATATGGTTGAAACCATTGCAATGAACAAAGCTACTACTCAAACTGCAGATCTTGAAAATAAATATAAAGACTTAAAACTCCAACAAGAGCAAATTGCAAAAGAAAAAGCTGAAGTAGAACTTTTAAAACTTCACCCAGATTTTAATGAACTTCGTGCAAACGATGACTTTCATTCATGGGCTGAACAACAAGATCCTACTATTCAAGGTTGGTTGTATGAAAATACAGCTAACTCTAAATTAGCTGCAAGAGCTATTGATTTGTATAAAGCAGATCGTAATATATCTAAGGTTAAAAAAGAAGAAAAGGATACTAAAAAAGAAGCTGCTAAAGCAATTTCTAAAACTAAAAAAGCTAATGACTCTGATATACCAAAGAAAAAGATTTGGACAACTAGTGAGATTTCTAAATTAAAACCTCATCAGTTTGAAAAATTTGAAGAGGAGATTGACCTTGCACGTTTAGAAGGTAGGATTGAACAACGTTAAACAATCTAACTAAACAATAGGAGGAGTACAACCATGGCTTTTGGAAGTGCTACGGGGTATAACAACCTTTCACAAGGAAATTTTACTCCACAAATCTTTAGTCAGAAGGTTCAAAAATTCTTCAGAAGAGCATCAGTGGTAGAGGATATTACTAACACTGATTACGCTGGAGAAATTGAAAATTTTGGCGATACAGTAAAACTGATAAAAGAGCCTGTAATCACAGTCAGAGATTATGCTAGAGGTCAAACAGTTGATACACAAATATTAGCTGATGATCAAATAACTATGACTGTCGACCAAGGTTCTTACTTTGCTTTTAAAGTTGATGATATTGAAGAAAGACAATCTCATGTAAACTTTGAAGCTCTTGCAACCTCTTCAGGTGCATATTCATTAAAGAAAAACTATGATTTCAACGTGTTGAAGTTTATCTATGATAACGCTTCTACATCTGCTAGTGACACTGGAACTGATGGTTCACCAATCGATGGTGATGCTGCAGTTGACACTCTAGCAAATGTTGTGTCAGCAGCTAAAAAAGTTCTTGACAAGAATAGCGTACCAGAAGAAAATAGATGGTTAGTTGCACCACCTGAATTTTTTGAGCAATTAAGAAAAGCAGGTGCTAAACTTTCTGACCAATCAGTAATGGCTGATGGTGGTTCATCACAAATCAGAAATGGTAAAGTCACAGACAGACCATTATTTGGTTTTAACATGTACCAAACAAATGCTATTGCTGTGTCTAGTGGAAGTGCTGCAAATCACACATTTGGTTCTTCAGGATCAAATGAGTTTGCATTCTTATACGGACATATGTCAGCAGTTGCAACTGTAAATCATATCGCAAAAACTGAATTAATCAGAGACCCTGATTCATTCGCAGACGTAGTCAGAGGCTTACACGTTTTTGGAAGAAAAATTCTTAGAGACGAAGCAGTAAGATCTGGCGTAATCACAATAGGTTAATTAGGAGGATAATAGATAGACTATGGCAACTTATGACTTAACAGGTGCTGGTGGAACTACTGGACATTCTGCTAATGGCAGAACACCTTATATGATCGAAAATACAATCGATGTATCAGCAATCAATGGTGACGCTGGAGCAGCTCAAAATGATGTTCTTAGAGTCCTAGACATACCTGCTGAAACTCTAATCATGGAAGCTGGAATTGAGGTAGTAACAGCACTATCTTCTTCAGTAACTCTTGATTTAGGTATCACAGGTGGTGATGTTGACAGATACGTTGATGGAGATACTAACGCTACAGGATTCTCTGCACCAACAGCTACAGCTAGAACTATAGTTGCAAGTGCAGATACTCTTGATGTATTAGTGCTAGATGCTGCATCTAGTGCTGGTAAGATCAGAGTATTCGCTGTACTATGTGACGTATCAGGTATTGACGAAACTGATAGAAATACA